CTCACACGTATTCAATTGACCACGCCGTCTCTTCGACGGAGTCTGTCAATGTTGAAGTTGCCGCAAAGTCAGAGATGACTCTGCGATCAACGGACGTCGATCCGAAGTCGGGCGATATTCTCTCGACATATGTTTTGGCGTCAGGTGATGCAGCGTACGAATCGACGGTGACTTATCGCGTGCAGAATCAAATGCGCGCGACAGAGCCCGTCCGTCGTATCGTTGTCACTTTCAACACATGGGCGACCGACGACGATGGGGCTGGTACCGTGACTAAGAAACCTGTCACGGGCTCAGTTTCCTTTATCGTCCCGGCGAACATGACACTTGAGCTGGCCGACATGGATGATTTTATAGGAAACCTTTTCAGTTTCCTATACTTGTCCGTGACGGCTGGGGCGCGAAACACGACCTGGCTGCAAAAACTCCTTTATGGGGTTCCGCAGGTCAGCTAGTGGATCACGTCGTCAAGTTGCTTGCAAGTGATGTTAGGGGCTACACTATTACAGTGAAGTCCCGAGACGTTGCTACAGGCAATCGCCTGTCAGAGCGTAATGTCGAGGGTTGTACTCTCTTCGTTGCGTCATGGCTGGCACTTCTTGCTGATAGTCCCATCTCAGGTGCGGCCCGGCCGCGCAGGGTGTACGAGGCCTTTTACAAAAGGCTTTGCACTAGCCTACGTGATACCGTTCTGCACTTCTGTGATCTTGCTCACGAGGTCGCTAGCAATTGCTTCCTCATGGGCACATCCTCCCCCTCGGGAGAATGGGTCTGTACTATGAAGGAGACACCCGTCTTCTTCGAGTACAATCGATTTTACCAGACCACTGATCCCGTCATCTTTAGGTTTCTGTACACTTTCTTGAACTTCGGTAAGAAGCTCGAGTATAGTGACGAATCCTTCAATGAGACCGCCTTTCGCGGTTGGTGCGGGGTAGAGAAACGACTAAGCGATCTAAGCATACCTGGCGTGGATTCCTCGAACTTGCGGAGGATACTCGCTAGGTGCTTACCTAGTTTGTCCGGCCGCGATCTCTGGCCCAAGCATGGACCAGGGTTTGTTGCCGAACCAATTGGGAATGATGTGGAAGCCAAGCATATCACCTTGCGTGGCTCCCCCGTTATAGATCGCGTGTTCTTCCATGGCCACTTTTCAGACTATGGCTATGGGAGCCAACATGGGTATTCAGTCGATCGGGTTATTCCTGACCCTACGACTTGGGACCCCGAGAATTTTGACAAATTCCCGCCATCCGAGCTTCGGTTCGTTCCGAAGAACTTAAAGACGGCGCGCTCCATATGTATGGAGCCTGCTGAATTGATGTTCTTCCAGCAAGCTGTCTTTCGGATGATGCGGGAGGGGATTGATGAATCGTGTTTTTCGCGGTTCATAAAGCTAGAGGATCAAGGCTGGAACCGAAGTTTAGCGCTTCATGGAAGCTCAACAGCTACCATTGATACGCTCGACTTATCGGCTGCCTCTGACTCCCTATCGTATGAGCTTGTCAAGAAGGTTTTTCCACCCTCTTGGCAGATACCCATGCGAGCAACTAGGAACCCTTATGTGATGACTCCTGACGGCATTGTTGCCGTTAAGAAGTTTGCACCTATGGGCTCGGCAGTGTGCTTTCCGACGCAATGTATTATCTTTACGTCGATCTGCATATATGCCGCGTGGTTGTACTTCATTGGATCCCCTGTCTCCGAGAGGTCTGCGGTTATGACAGATGATGACGTCAATTCGACCGTGGAACGTTTTGCTACAATTCCACGTTCGTATATGGCGCCAAACCATCTGTTGCAACCTCTGGGCGTCTACGGAGACGATATATGTTGTGACTCTCGAATCACACCATACGTCAAGTCCATCC